GCGCCTGCTCTTTTTTGTACGCATCGACTTTCTTTATCATTGCCGACTTCGTAGGTAGACCCCTGCTTCCAACACCCGTGTCGTTGATGAGGGTTTGAGCGTAATCCGTACGCTCATCAACGGACGCACCAGGGTTATCTCGTACGAAGTCAGCGTACAAACCAGCGTTCTCTTTACGAAGCGAACTTCTACGTTCATCACCGCGTTCTATAGCCTCAGTAAATTTACCTAATCTAAGCACTTAGTGCCTCCTTAACCTACCGGGGTGCGGTCGTTGTAGCCTGTGACCCTATCGTACCATGTTCCGAACGTACCACCCGCGTCATTGGCGTTGTCGTTCAAGCGTTTGGACATACTATTAGCGCTGCTAAGAGCGTTGCCAAATCCGGCGGCGGTCTGGCCATCAGCCGCGAACTTGTACGGTGCTGCCGCTATGTCACCCATAGTTGCGGCATAGTCAGTGTACATGCTGCTCTGGTTGTTCATAACATTGTTCGCGGTTTCGAAATCTTTAAGGGCAGTGTCAGTCGGCATACCCATGTAGTCCTTAATCAACTGTTGGCCGAACCGACGCTCAGTTACGTCCATGAACTGCTCTCTCTCGCTGACACCCTGAACGCCCTTAACATACGTAAGTGCGTCGTTCGTGCCGTCTAGCAAGGCTTGGTTGTACGCCTGCGCCTTTAGATCGGCAGCGCTCTTGCGGAGCTGGACTTCAAGCGTACTGTTGTCCATTCCTTTTGCGTACAAGTCTGCTTGGCCACGCGACATAGTTTCATCTACGGCACGCCCTGCGTTTGCCATGCGAGCATTAATAAACTTTTGCGCTACCCGATCAATGTCTGGGGCAAAGTCGAAGGTGCTCGCGCCGAACTCACGGGCAAGATTGTCTGCTGAGTAGACATCGTTTTCGTTCTGTAGGTCTTCTTGCTTGCGCTCTGAGGTGAAGTAGTTCCTGAGATTGACAAAGTTTTCTGGCGAAATTTCAGCAAAGCTACCAGCGTTTGCTAAAACCGTCTCCATCGCTTTTTGCATTTCGACAGAGCCGGAGGCGTAAAGCTCCATTATCTTTTCGTTACGTGCAATTTCAGCGGCAGTTAATGCCGACTGCTGATCGCTTGCGTCGTCAGCTCTGTCGTTTGATTTGAGCGCATTATAAAGAGACGTGCCAGCCATTATCAGATCGAGCATGTTATAGTCTCCTAAACCATAGTGCCGAAGCCGTTGCGGCGTTCCATCCTAAACTGGGACGCTCCATTGTTGCCGTGGATAGCGCCTGCACCAATGGGGACATTTACGTATCTTATCTCACCCGTGATCTTGTCTCTGACTGCTCGGCGCATATAGAGGCCATCTTCAGATATGGTGCTACCAATAAGTTCCTCATTGGCCTCAAGAGCGAAGCCGTACGCATTTAGAAACGCCGCTGGATCATAAGCATTTGAGCTTCTATCAATGTTCTCAAGATAAGTCGCCAAGTCTTCTTCTGTTAGGTAATCATCTGGCAAAGATGTGTTGTTACCACCACCACCACCGCCACCACCGCCATTGCCGCTATCAACATAAACTGTAGTGAAAGTTTCGAGTATCTCCTTTAAGTCATCAATATCGTCGTCGTCGTCTTCGATCACGTCTGTTGTGGAGGTATTCGTGGTGGTGGTGGTGGCGGTATCGACTGTAGGGTTTTGACTGGCAAGATAAGTGCCGCCCGTATTGTCGTTGTCGGTTTGGTGTGTGTATTGTTCGGGTACAACGGCGGCATTGGTGGAAGTCAACTGACCATCTACGTACGTTTTGCCATCGCCCGGTGTGGCAAGGTTAGTAGCGTTCTGCCAGCCTGTATTCTCAGTGACAGCGCTGCCGTCAGTATTTTGTAGCTGGCCATTAACGTATACAGTGTCATTACCCGGTGTGAGATCGTTGGCTAAATTCATCCGAGCAGTGTTACCACTGTCGCTGTTGCTGTTGCTGGGGGTGGAGCTGCCGGGATTGCTGACATTTGCTGACACGTTCGCCATTTTGTCGTCGTAGCTTTTGTCGGCGAACGACACCATTTGTGAACCTTTGCCGGTAATGTTTACAGCTTGACCGTGCTGGCCATCTGCGGCGGCGTCGGCCAAACTGTCGTATGTTTTCGCGGGTGCGGCGGGTGCAGGATCGTTGTTGCTGGGCTCGGAGCTGGAGCTGGGGGTGGAGCTGCTAAAGCATGAGCCGTAAGCAATCATAGGCTTAATCGGATTTTGACCAACAAGGTCTCTAAAAGTTGTCATTGTACAAACCTCATTGTGTATCCAGCCTCTTCAAAGCCCAATCGCTTATATAAGCCAGTTGTTAGTTGTGGAGATACGCCACTGGCTGTGCCTCCATGAATTTCTAATGCGCCAATGCTCTTTGCCCACAAGATATAACTCTTCACCATTCGGTAGGCCGACATGCCTCCACGGTGTTTCGGGGAAATGTATAGAAACGCAACGCGAGACCATATGCCTTCAGCGAAGGGCATATGTGAATAGTCAGCTAAGATAAGGCCCGTCAACTGAGTGCCGCGCTCAACTACCCTGCAAAAAGTTCTTGGCATATTTTCCAAGAAACCATTAACAGTCCTTAACATAACATCACCGCAAAATTTTACATTAGAACGCCCATAACGGCTTTCTTTAAAAAACTCTGATAGCAACTCGACGATAGCCGAAGCATCAGATAATTTTGCGTCCCTAACCTTCATTACCCCATCATTTTCTTCACAGCTTCATCTACGTTGTAGAACTCAAGCATACCCGTCTCAGGGTTAAACGAGCCTGCGCCACCGATGTCTTGAAGCAACTTGATTGTGAACGGTGACGCACGAACAACCATGCTGTCACCACCACGTCCCATTTCTGCTGTCTGCTCCGTTGATCCAGCTTCACGACGTGCCGCAATAGACGTTCCGGTGTTCGGGCCAAAAATTTCTGTACTAAATGCCATCACAGGCTCCTTTATTTTCTAGGACTATAAGTCTCAGACAACATCATTGTCGTCCTCACTGCATCATCTTGGCGGCTCTCATTTTAGCCTCCCTGTCCAGCGCACGTTTTGAGTAGGAAAGTTGCTTCGTGCTCTCGTGACCTTTCTGGCGACTGACCTCATCATTCATGGCGTCGATCTCTTCCAGAGCGGAAAGCACGTCTTCCTCAGAAGCAAACGGGTTGGACTTTATCTCAGAGAGGCGACCCTCTCCAGTTTTGCGAAGCAACGCTTCTGTGTAGCCGTTGTACCTGTACGCAGAGGAAGCTCGGCCCAAGAAGCCAGCGTCCATGTTTGCGTCACCCGTCTGAGCAGAGTAGTTGTACGCACGCTTCACATCAGAAAGAGCGTCCTGGTAATCATCTGGTCCGTACGAAAGTTCTACGTAACCACTGTCCTTATCACCCACCAGCAAGCTGTACTTGCCGTCGTCTGCCAGCTCCAAGAGCATGTCGCCCGTCAAGTTGTCTTGGACATTTCTAGGCAACGAAGCGCGTAATTGCTCCATAGAGTTGCGAGACATCTCAGAAGCAAGAAAACTTTCCTGCGTGTCTTGGTTTTTGGAGATATGAGCGGGTGTCTTTTCTCCGCGCATTCCGGTCGTCAACTCGCCGTCTCGGTCAACATAGTGCATACCCGAAGTCCCCATAGGGCCAGCCGCCGCCGCGCCCGGTCCCATCTTGTTTGGGAGGTGGGTCATCAACTGCCGATGGTCGTAAGCCTTGAAGTGGCCCTCTTCGCCCTTGATGGTGGGTATCCCTCTTTGCGTCGAGGGGTTTAGGCTAGGAGCCAGTATCTTGCTCTCTTCTTCGTTAATGTGGATTAGATCGTTGTCCATAATGGTGTGTATCTCCTGTGATCGCGAGTTGAGCGCTGGGCCACTTTCATAGAAGGGCCACTTGCCCTCATTGATTTCAGCTTCCCAGTGTTCGAAAGCCTCGCCTTCGGTCAAAGGTCTGTCTGCGTTTACGCTTGGCACCCATCCTGGCACCGACACAAACTTACCTTTGTGTGGACCCCGCTCAACCCTGATGCCTGTAGAGTAGACTGTCATAGGTCTGCCTTGGTCATCCCTGCCCACATGACCAGAGCTCATCGAACCGTTGTGGTAATCGACGATGTTCTGTTCTTGTGGGCTGAGATTAAGGTCAGACATTGGTGATGACGGCTGCCAAGGTGACTTCGATGTCAGTTACACCAGTCGCAGAAGTGACCTCGAAACCAATCTCACGGGAAGTTGTGGTCGCATCAACCGCAATGGACGCTGAAAGGTTTTGCTCTGTCAGCGTGCTTGTCACTGGAATAACATCACCAGCATTAACGCCGTTTATTTTAAGCTGCACGTTGGCCGTACCAGAAGTCGTCTTGGCGGCTACAGCGTCTAACCGCACGTTCTGTTTGAACGCCCGTGTAACTACAAACGCACCGTTGGCGATAGCACCGTCTTTTTGGAAGAAGTAGCTGCGGGTCGCAAACGTGTCAGGAAGTTGGGCTATCGGTAGGCGACCCGTTGCGTCAAGGCCAGCTACGCCGTCAGCAGCGCCAATGTAAGTTTTTGGAATAACCGCTGTAAAATCAATATCTGAAAACTCAAGGCCACCACCTGTCGAGTTCACCCGAAGGAATTGAAGAGCGTTAGGTGATGTGAACGTGGGGATGCCTGTGTCGGGACTGGTAAGGAGCCATCCTGTGCCATTGTAGAATTTTAAGACGTTAGGCGAGGACGCGGTGTCCACCCAGAAGTCACCAGCATTTGCTGTCTCAGGCACCGAAGAGCTAACATATACGCGGCCACGGTTTGCCAAAAGGCTTGTGACACCTGACACTTTGGATTGCGGTATTTGATCGTCAGCAATAGCTAACTTCGAGAAAGGTACAAAACCGTTTGCGTCAGTGAACTTGTCTTCAGTCATAAGGCCACTGACCCGAACTTGGGAGGTATCCTCAACGATCATAAACGTAATTGCGTCACCCGCCAGCAATGCTGAAGTGAAGGTTATTGTAGAGTTTATTGGCTGGGTAGTGTAGTCATTCGTACCACCCTCGCGCTGCAAAACGCCGTTTCGTGACACAAGAACCTTTTGGTCTGCTGTGTGGACAAAAGGGAACACAGCTTGAGCCTCACCAGACAGTACGTCCTCTCTGGTAAACCCCGTATCGTTCGCTGATTGCACCTTATAGATCGTAACAAGGTCGTCAGCGTCCGTAGGAGCACTCAGCGTCACCGTGTTTGCGGCAGCACTTGAGGAGTAAGTGGAGACCGCTTGCAGAGCGCCGTTCAGATAGACAACAATGGCGTCGGCAACTTCGTGCGAGAAACTGAAGATTGTCGCCCCTGTAGGATTAGCTATGGTCCCGTTTGCGTCAGAACTATTTACTACCAAGTCCTCCCGTGCGGAGAAAAGTGGCGCACCAATCGTGGCGACATCTAGCCCAGATGTACCGCGTATATCAGCAGAGGACGCGATGGTTTTCCAGCCGTCGCCTATTTCAGTGTAAACGCCTGCACGATATTGCAGCCCAAGGATCGGGTCATTTCGCAAATCAATCGGGGCAACCAAAGTTCCATTTGCATCGAACATTACCTTTAAAAGTTCCGAGAGAGTAAAGTCACCAACCTCCGCAGAGTTTAGGTAACGGACAATGTTCTCAATGTCGGCCCCAATGTTAGATGAGCTGGTGTGGTTGCCAGGGTATAATACTTTTAAACGAGCCATTCTTATTTGTCCTTATGGTTCAAGAATGCAAAGCTAATCACCGTCACTTCGCTCTTCGTGTCTTTTTCATCGGTGCGAAATCTCATTCGAACGCCTCGGAAAATGTGGTTAAATGGGAAGGAGTAGTCATGGAGCAGAGGCGCATCTCCCCATTTTTCGTCGCCCTCGATCCTGTCGAGATTAACTTCTATCGAGGCCATGTCACCGCCAACTTCATCTGTGAAGTCTACGTAGAAGCGACCTGTACCTGTGGCTTGGACGATGAAGGTGTGAGACCTCTTTGTACCAAGGAAGTCTCCCAACCATAACACAGGCGTCTCAGCGACCATCGGGGATCGTCGCAGCTCTGCTGCCCCCGTGGTCTGAATAAGCACACGATCCGTCGCCTCGTAAACTCCGTCTGAAGTTCCGAACATTAAGCGGCCACCTAAAAAGGTTCCGCAACGCGGTAACAGCGTGTCGCCTAATTGGAAGTTCACGTTCTCGTATCCTGCGCGGAAGTTCATACTCAAGCGTACAGTGTTCGAACCGCCTGGGCGGGGAAAGAAGACGTGGTACGTCAGCGTATCGGGGTCGAAGACCGCAGATATAGTTTCGGGGTCAGGTGTCGTGCGTACGAGTTCTTGATAAAGAGGCTCTACTTCGTCAGACAACGATGCTTCAGAAATCGTAATACCGTTTGATGAGCGCATGATCGAGTGGATGCCTCGGCGTGAGCAGAACAATAAGTCAGAACCAGAGTTGGCAATCGTGTTGTGGGATACGCACCCGATACGAAGGTTAGCACGACTGTCTAGCTGCCACTGCTCAAAATCAGGGTCGATGACGTAAACTAATGTTTGGTCTTTTGTGAATATTGCTAGACGGTTGGCTTCGAATGTACCCATCCCGACAATCTGGTCAGCAGTGCCGATGAGGTTAGATATGTCGATAAAGGCAGCTCTCGTGACTTCTTCTGTCGGAGCTTCTTCATCCAAAAAGATGTCTGGGTTGTCTACGCGAGAGAACTCCACAACGGTCGGCCTGTCTTTGAACCCAGCAACAGCTAGTCGTCGTTGGATGGGTACGCCGAACTGCGGCTTGATCGAGGAAGTGGATGTGGAAAATTCGAACCCGTCGTAGCGGTACATCCGACTATCTCTTGAGAAGATGTGAACCTTACCCTTAAAGTTTGTCATGCCAACGATAGCGCCCTTGGGCATCGCCTCATCAAGACGGTGCCCCCTGTCTGAAGCCAAGTGCGTACTCGCAGCATCTTCTTCCGCGAAGACAATTCCCTCACGGCTGTAAAATCTAACGCACTTTACTGGAAATCGGTTAGAGCCTTTGTGAAGGTAGAACGCAGGATCGCGTATCAACTGACCGCGATAGTCAACGTAACAGTTTTCCAGCTTCCAGAAGTTTTGGTCTTTCTCCGTCTCAAGAGCTGTAATGTCGCGCGAACGGTCAATGCCCCTAAACCCATAGTAGGAAGTAAAGTCGCTCTTAACGGATAAGGGTGCGTACGCTAGTCTGGTCATTCACTAACCGTCCTTGGCTTGTACGAAGGGTTGGAACCGCCGTCCATTATCGTACGAACGTACGGTTTGTTCCCATTAGACCTCTGATGTAGAATGTTGGTCATGCCGGACTGATACAGTTGCAAGTGTACCATAGCCTTATCGGAACCTTGTTGGATAAAGTAATGCGCAGACAACCCGTCAATCATTATCAGATCGGGAATAGGTCTGCGCTCTTGGACATCTACGTAGTAGTCAATATCGCCACCAGTCCAGTACGGGTGGGCGCGAACTTCTTCGACAACCCGATTGGCAAGCTCGATCATCATCATCATAACTTCACCATCTACACGCGAAGGTGAGAAGTTACCCGCCCTGACGAGTGCAGAGCGTACTAAACTTTCGAGTGGTGTGAACTTCTCTTTAGCAGCCGCAAACGGCTTTTGTACGCTCTTCTCTGCCATTAGCTATCGTCCTCGCAACTGATTACGCGGCCCGACCAGATATGGTGATGCAACTTAGCTAAGTTAGCTAATTCACGCGGGATGCGCCAGTGAACGAAAGCGCGATTTTTATCCCAATTCCCGCGAACGCGCGTTTCTCCGATGCGTATGTCAAAGGCGGCGTTCTCTTCGTTAGCGGATACGAAGAAAACAAAATCGCTGGGCGCTTCATTCTTCGGTGCCCGCTTTTGTTTGGCTTTCAAAGAGGGGTCTTCCTTGACTTCCTCATGAGCTTCTTCCTGCTCTCCCACTGAGAACTCGCGAAGCGGTTCTGGAATGTCTTGTGGTTCCCAAGCCTCGTTCTCAGGTGTTGACGGATCGTCAGCCTTAAAACTGCCGTCGGCTTTGTGTGCTCTCTTACGTGCCATTAAAATTCTCCATGAGTTTCCTGACTTTTATCCCCGTTATTTGGGGGCCAGTCGTCCCTCAACGCAAAAGGGCCGCACGAATGCGGCCCCTTCCAAAACTTTCGGCTGTCTTATGCAGACGTAGCTGTCCAGTTTTTGATGTAGTGGTGCGTTTTGTCTTGCAACATTTCGAGACCACACTCTGTGAGGTACTCGTGTGCCGCTTGGTCAGCGCCATTGGCCTGACGGTCGCGAAGCAAGGACGTATCACGGCCTTCCATGTAACGGTACTTCAGATGCGGGAAGTCGATGATGACTGCCGCATTTTCCATGCCAGGTACTTGGCGGAACTGTGGGTGCAAGTGAACCATAAGATCACCAGCAAATGTTGAGTAGCGAGTAAGGCCAACGCCGTACGCACCTTCAACAACTGTTGGAGACCAACGGTCTTTGCCGAACTTCTGCAAGTGACCAGCAACTTTAGCACCACAGAACATGATCTTTTGGTTTCCACCAAACGCGAACACGTCTTCGATCAAGGAGCGGTCAAACTGGTCTTCTGTCATTACGTTAGAAGATGTTGAACGGTCGTTGACGTTAGTGATCGAGTTGATCAAGCCGCCTGTATAACGAGTAGGCTGTGAAGACGAACCGTTTGCTTCGTACTTCTTACCGAAGAACATAGCACGCTCGATGTCTTGCATGTGCATCTTCAGAGCTTTTGTCGTCATCTCGTCTTCTTTGTCACCAGTACGCAAGTTAGTCGCGCGTAGAGTGTTGGTGATTGTGAAGGCCGTACGGAAAATCTGCGTGTAGTTCGAAGCAACGCTTGCGTCGAATGATACGCCTGTCGGTGTTGATGCACCTTCAGAGAAAGCAGAACCCGCGATGAACAACTCAGCGCCGTCAGCAATAGCGCCAGCGCCGCCACCGATGCCACGCTCAACAGTCAATGTTGTTGCGGTCGCATCAGCAGTACAACGCATAACTTCGTTTGTCGTAGCGTTGACAACGATAGTTCCACCAACTGCAAACAACACGTCATTGCCAGCGTCTACAGTGATAGTTGTAGCAGAGTTTGATAGAGCACCGTTTACGGTCAATGTACGAGCAGGAAGCTCGTCACGGAAATTTTTGAACTCAGGGTCGTCAGTGGCTTCAGAAGAAGTCATTGCCAACAAGGCGTTCAGTGGCGCGTTGCCATTTGGCTCGAGGAGCGTAAATAATTCGCGATAGTTTTTCGGGCGATAGTCAGTAGCAAACTGACCTGAGCCCCGTAGTCCTTGGATACCAGCCATGTGGTAATCTCCTTTGGAAAAAGGTTTCAGTCATCAGTGGCACCAAGAAAGTGTGAGCGGAACAATCACGCGAACTTACCGAGTAACCTTTTTAACACCGACGTTTAGGGCCGTAGCGCTATCGACGTTGAGGTACTATTGATTGTTTCTGGGGGGGTAGTCGTCCCTTAAAGGGAAAAGGCGACCCGAAGGCCGCCTTTTTATTAACCCATCCGCTTGTTGTTGGCGGATTGTGCAAGTCGTGCGAGGGTATCATCCCCCCCAGAGGGAGCCATTTGGCTCGTTGGGCCACCCGATTGGGATGTAAGGTATGCTTCGCGGCGCTTGGACATTTCGCGCAACCGCTCGAACTCAGGGGTATTCATCTGGTTCTTGAAGTCACCGATGACCTTCTTAGTAAGAGAGGCATCAGCAAAGTCTTCTGCGGTGTAACCACGTTCCATCGCGTAAGACTGGAAATCTCCAACAGCGTCATCTGGAAGGCCAGCTTCCTGTTGAGCGCGGTCAAGGTTGTTACGAATAGACTGCATTACAGCTTCGTCGCGGTTACTAAGAGCGTCTTCGCGTGATTGGTTCGCGCCTTGGCCAGCATTTTGAGCGCTTTGCAAGACGCCCTGCATCATCTGAAGCTGCTTGCCCATGCTCTCTTCCATGCGGCCCATGCGTTCGTACTGCTCACGATACCCCGGTGGCAGGCTGATGGCATTCTCTTCTTCGTACTTTGACCACTCTTCGTTGAGCTGGTTGCCGCCTTGCGGCATTGACTGCGGCTGCTCTGGAGCTGCAACGCCGTCCTGCTTAGGACGGTTTTTACCCATCTTAACATTCTTGCTCAGTGCCTTTAGGGCCGCGTCCATAAGTTTCGCTGCTTGTTCTGGACTGGCACCTGTGTCGCGCATCAAACGATCTGATAGGTCATACATCGGCTTGTTCGTGGCGTTCTTATGATTGAGATCACGGTAGCGCTCAAATGTAGACCCGATTTGCTGGGGCGAAAGATTGCGGTCTTGGCCACCAATCGAGACGTTGTACATCACAGCGTCCTGAGCCTGCTTGTCACCTTCCGTATCTGGCGATGCAGCCTCAACTGCTTTCTCCATATCAGTGGGCGGTGCATCTTTTGGTGGCGGTGGTGCCTGTGGTGCAGCAGCCTGTGGTGCGTCACCCATCCGGCTTGCTGAAATGCGGGCGATTTGCTCCGCGTCCATCCCTGGATTAATAGCCATCTTTAGTCCTTTCTGAGCGGCCTTGGCGGCTCGTCGCGTCTTCTAGTGAAAGTTCACCTTCAAGTTTGTTGATGAGCTTAGTTGGCATACTGAGCATTTGCTCTGCTGCGAATATTGCACCCCTCTGAAAGTCCATGTGCTGCTGCGTCATTTCTGAGCTGCGGGCCATGTTCAAAGCAAGCTGGAGAATTTCAGCCTCCATAGTCTTATGGAGAACTTCCCAGCCTGAGCTTTCGGATAGAGATATGAGGTCTTTGATATTGCTTTTGACAGTCATGTTGAGGCTTTCTTATTTCTTTTTGCCACCCTTCATGATGGGCTTTCCAGCCGTGACTGGCTGACAAGATTTTTTTACGAGTGCGTTCTTGGCCATCTTTAATATCCCTTCTTTTTCTTGACAGGCTTACCCGTCTTAACAGCGGCCTTTTTGGCTGCGATCTTCCCCGCCTTGCTGTACGGAAACTTCTTTTTTCCAACTGTAGGCATTAGGCTTTCCTTTTCTTTGGTTTGGGCTTCCCAAAGTTCTTTTTCATCTCTGAATAAGCCTTCGGGGTGACAGTGGACTTTGCTTTGGACCGAGAGGTCTTAGCCTTTTTACGAGCGTTTATGTGGTCATAGAGGCTCATTACCATTTCACCTTATCTGCCCAGTACGCAGCGGAGAGCTTTCCTATTTTTATATTGTCTGCGTGGCGGGCTTTAAAAGATTTCTTGCGTGCCTTTTCGGCAGCGGTAGTAGGCTTCTTACCCGCGCCTTTGACACCCTGCTGACCGAAGCGGATCACTTTCTCCTGACCTTTATCGCACGCCTTTACGACGTGCGATTTGGTCTTGTGAGAAGGCGTGCGTTTCGGCTTGTTGCACGGCATATCCTTTTTTGAGACGGGCTTCTTAGCCAATTCCGTTTGCCTCTTTGATCCGAGCAATCATCGCGTCGGGGTCTTCGTCTGCGAGGATGAAGCCCATGTTTTCGTTAAGGGCGACCTTGGTTAAAATCTTTTTGAATTTGCCGTCCTCGTCTACGTCTCCGGTGGGTTGGGACATTGTAAACATAACCCGGTTAGCATCGAATACATGCGACAGGCCGAACTCGTCAGTATAAGTTATGAGCTTCATTTTAGTCCTCTTGAACTGTTTCTGATGGTGAGAGTGGGATTTCAGGAGCGTTGGATAAGTCGTCTTCAATTATCTCAGGGAATTGCGCGGGGTAGTCGCGCAGGGCTTGACGATAAGTAACCCACGCAGCGCGAGCTGTCGCAAACGCAGCGAAACTTGCTGCGTCCTCGATGTTTCGCAGCATGTCAATGTCACTTAACTCCAGCTTATGATCCCTAGTCTCGCGTGCGTGGGAGACTAGCTTTTCTCTATCTTCATATGCCATTTAAAATCTCCTTACAGTGAACCTTCGGGGTTTTTGCTATCAGCTATCAGAGGGTCTTCCGTCGTGTATGTGGACGGAAAAGCGCGGGCCTGATCGAAGTCTGCTCCACCCAGGCCCCAAATTATGCGAATGCCGCCCATGCCGCCAGCGCCGCCGCCCGTAGAGGTGCCCGAACCGCCGCCACCGCCGCCGTGCATACCGCCGTTGATGTACCTGTTTTGGATGCCTGATTGATTTACGGTTGGGTTTTGTCCGAAGCACCCGCGCGTGCCGCCAGAGCCGCCGCCGCCGCCGTATGCGTAAGATGGAGAACCATCGACTTCGCGGTTGGTGGCGGAGCTGTTTAACTCGCCTCCCCAGCCTGATCCGTTGCCGTCAGGGCCACCGCCGCCTTGGCCGTCAAGGCCAACGCCGCCGCCCGCAGAGTTGCCATAGGTGGACGATTGGTATCCGCCCGAACCTCCGGCACCGCTACCGTTGGGGGCACTTAGGCTGGCGGTGGAGCTGTTAGCTCCTTCGCCAGCATATCCTCCTGCCCCGGCTCCGGGGTAAGCAACCGCGTTTCCGCCGCTATTAGCGGCGTACGTTCCGTAATTCATGGACGCGGCGGCCATACCACCGTCACAGTTATCGTTATGTTGGTATGTATCAGCCGAAAGCAGAAGATTAGCCGCGTCAGGGTTGGTTCTACCATTTGCAATAGGTGCAACATGGCTGCTTTGGCGACCGCCGCCGTAGCCGATTACAATCCATTCGTTCGCGCCGTAATCTGCCGCTGTGACACGCCGCATCCAAGTGGTTCCAGACCAATTTGTAGTATTCGTGCTTACGGAACGCTGGCCGAGGCCAACTGCAACTTCGAAGATTTCGCCGGGTGTACAGGTCACGTCGTTGACCCAAGCCGTGCCGCCGCCGCCGCCGCCTTTGTTGGCCCAAGTGTAAGCCCCAGTGGCTCCAGCGCCAGTGGCTACAACGCTGAAGCTAGTGACCAAATTTGGGACCGTCCAGAAAAATTTAATGTGCCAACCGTTGTTGGCCGTGTTGCCAAGCGAGCTGCATTTCGGGCCAAGGTGGCCTACGGAACCTTGGTTAAGATTGAAACTCCAGTTCTCATTGTACGTGAGGCCGTAGTTACCGTCCATTTTGTAGGGGCTGGTGCTCGCTGCATCGGCCCATCTGCGGCGTAGAGCGCCTGACTTGATGGATGTGTTCCAAAGTGTGCTGTACTGGGCGGCAGTCAAGTGGGTCGGGTTATTGCCTACCACAACATCATACGAAGAAGGGTCGGCCTTTGAGTTGCCGGGGCCGAAGTAAGCAGCACCGAAAAACCCACCGTAGGAGATATCTCCAGTTACATCTTTGGCGACTGTGCCGTCTTCGCCGAGGTCTGCTGTCACCGTGAATGCGTGAGGAGCAGCGGCGATCATAGACGCTCCTGTTGGCCCGATGTAAACGTCGCCCGTGGCCGCGTTGATAAGCGGTGTTATGCCCGCTGGGAAGCCGCTGACGTTTGAAAGAGTATAAGTCACCCCCGGCGCAGATGTGGTCGGCCCTGCAAATATAGTTTGCGGTTCGGTCGTTTTCCAGATTACCTCGTTAGAGAGTACACCCGTCCAAATTGGTGTGTAGTTAGCGGTCAAGACGTTCAAGATGTATGTAAGTTCCACTTGCTCGTCAGTAGTGCCAGAAGGGTAAGATGCCTTCACCTTAAAGCTGGTCTTGCCCACTGCCGTAGGCGTTCCCGTGAACCTAATGTAACCTGTACCGCCAGTGTTATCGAGGTCGTTCGTAGAAGTTATGCCCGCTGGGAGAGCGGTAGCGCCGTCTAAAAACTCGTAACTAATAACGCCGTTTTCCGTCTCCCACGCATTGTCAAAGTAGATGTACTGATCTTTTGCCGGAATAGCAGTGTTTACATCTTGCGTTATTTTGACAGTGGCACCATTGGCAAGAAAGCCATCATGGCTTGCGTTGGTAGTCGAAATGCTGCCCTTGGCGATCTTAACAAAGCTGCCACCGGATGCTGTTGAGGAAGAGACAGAAGCCCCTCCCCCGAAGTTATATTCGTCGCCCGTGATCTTTAGTTTTCTGCGAATGCGTGCCATGTGGGCTTACTCCTCAATGCCGTGAACTCGAACTACGATGCTGTCCTCGGACGCGGTGACGATTATCTGCTCACCAACGCTCGCCATAATCGCTGTACGCTCCAAGATTTCCCCAGCCTCAATCTCAGCCTTCTCGTACTTGTCGAGCAAAGGAAGAGCGTAGAAACGCTTCTCGCGCATGAAGGCATTTCCGTCGAAGGTCAGGTCGTATCGACGATCAGCATCGCCGTTAGAGGCGTTGAAGATGCTGGTGGTGGCTAGAACAGTCTGAGTGTCGTGTGGCGCTACGGTATCTTCGTCCACGATTGAGACTGCGTAACCCATGTTCGTGTGGTTAGGACAGTAGGTGTAAAGAGTATTCGGAGCGCTGGCAGGTACAGTCCACTCGATGATCCGCGTCTTGCCATTGTGGGTTACGTGACCAGACACCCAATCCGCGTTTACCGTCGTCTCTACAGTGAAAGGCGCTGTCGCAGTTGGGTCGCCCAACATGAATTTCATGCCTGTTGAGTAAGGGGTGCCGTTAGAGTGTGGCCCGCCGGAGACTTCGGAGAACTGTAGCGGGTGTCCGTTGTTCGCTACCGCCTGCTGATGCAAGCGGTACGTACGACCGCGTACGAAAGTAAGCTCAGTCACGTTGGTGGAGAGGTCGTCGTTGACGAATTTGTTTTGGCCCGCGACAGCCTCAACCGTAATGCCGATTGGCATTGCCGCGTAGTTCTTGGAGCCAGTCCATGTGATGCCAAGGTCTAACGTGCTGTACTTGTAGCCCGTAGAAGTAACAATAACTAAGCTCGTACCCTCTGACTTGACATCAACAACGTCAGTGTAAACAACTCCCGATGGGAAATCGAATGTGCTGTAGCCTGTGGTTGGGAACGGAGCCGCTGCCGTGTACGCAGCGTACGCAACCTTGTTGCCGGAGTAGGCGATGAAGATGTTGCCCTCGTTGACGGTTGAACCTTCAATCGCTGCCGCACCAATCATAAACCCAGTTATGCCTGACGGCGGGGACATCGTGTTGGATTGGAACTCAGCCTGTGTTTCTGGCGTAGCGTCGTTAGACATATAGTTGAAGCCAGTAGTGGTGCCAATGATGAAGCGTTCTTCCGCAGTCTTGAGGCCAGCAATCTTGCTGATCGCGCCCAAGCCCCATGTGAAGGCAGTGTTGTACGTGGCTGTGGTGACGCGGTAGTCTGCGATTGAATTGACCACGGAGCCTGCGCCGCCAGGAACACCCTGTACGTAAGACATCGCGAAGTTTGCGTTCTCGTTCGTGGCCCAAAGCACGTTGTCTGTTGCTGTCTGACCGTAGTTTGTGGAAGCTGTGGTTGCAGCGCCGCCAGAGAAGAAGTTATCGAACGTGTAAACGCCGCCATCGGGGGCGGAACGTACGTACAATGCGCCTGCCGTATAGAATGGCAGCGGGTTTCCGACTGCCGCAGGAGAACTGACCAAGAAGAAGTTGCCGTCAGCGTTCGCCTCTTGCAGTGTCTCGATCTTCTTGCCCGTGATGGGTGAAGAGGCCGTGTTAGCTGAGGCAGGCTCCACAGGAGTGGTCTTCATTGCGGTCATCATCTTAGATGTGCTCTGTCCGACAAGGCCGAGTGTGTTGGCCGTGTCAGCGGCAACCCAAGTCTTGTTATAGTTCAGAGGGGCGAGGTAGTCCTCAAAGTCGCGTGTTTGGTACACCTTGTCTGATACGTAAACATTTACGGTCGCCGTGCTGGTTCCGTTGTTTAGTACGTTGAGGTTGAATGTAGACGTGCGAGCTGACGGAACTGTATACACAACTTCCGTGTCGCGAGCGTTTACAACCTTCTTTCCTAATAATCCGTTTGGCATGGTATTCCTCGTTTAGCTTTGTGACAGAAAAAAGACCTTCGACGGAGACATCTGGTAAGCGTTTAACGCTGACTGGATGCTTGTCTGAAGACCATTGAGAGCCGCTTGCTCCGTGAGGGATGCTTGCTGCACGGCGGTGATTTGGGTGTTACCCTCTTGCGTTACGCTCGTAACCTTTTGCGAACTCACGTTCGTAATGTTGGCAATCTGAGTGTCGCCTTCAGCGGAAACAGCAGATAGGTTTGCGTTGCCGTTGAAGATTTCGATCATCCTCGCCAGATAAACCAAGTCGGCGTTCGGCGTGGATGCAGTTAGTGTTGTTAGTCGCTGGGCAAGTTCGTCTGCGAGAGCCTGCTGGTTTGATACCGAAATATTTGGCATTAGAGAGAACTCCCGTTGAACAATTCACCGTGAAGCTGCGCCAGCAATATGCCCTGCTGGATCACGGTAGGTGTGGTTTGGAATGCTTGGTTGGCATAAGTTTGGGACAAGTCCCGCGCAGCCTCAGATGCTTGCTTCGCCGCAATAGATGAGGTGTTGGCTGCTTCCGCGTCTAACTCAGAAGCCAGAGCATTCTCTGCACTGGTCTGGGCGTTAGCGCGCTTTACTTCCATGTCTGAAAGAGCCGTAGACTTGAAGGCGGCTAGATCAGTAAAGAGATCAGTGAAGCTGGCAACCTCTAGGTACGGAGCTTCTGAACCACCGATGCGTAGCTTTAGCGTCTGTAGGTTGTCCTCGTTGCTGTACTGAAAGGAGAATGCGTCTATGTCGCCCGTAGTTTCATCGAACAACTTACCCATGAGTTGAGCAAGAGTGAGGCTGCCCATCTCCGCATCTTCAAGATACGTATCAAGAAGATGAACTCCGGTATTCGCGGAGCGGAAGTTTAACTGTTCACTGGGGACGCGGGTGCGTGCCATCCTTATTCCTCTTCAGTCGCTAGGGAGCGGAGCTTTGCCACCCGCCATGACGACATTTTTATGAGCTCTTCTGCGTCATTTACTCTTGCGGTCAGCGTGCCCATGTCAGACTGGGACGCTTCTCTTATTCGCAACAATGCACCGCGAAGCGCCTCGGTGTCGTCCCGTACTGGCTTTAATTCTTCATGGATGCGAGCATTCACGAAGTCGCGTATCACTGCGTCAACCTGGGTTGCCCAAACACTGCTATTTATGGGGTTGCTCATCGGCGCTGCGCCTCCTGCATTGGTATGAGATTGCCCCTTTGAACTTCACTCTCGATCTGTTGCTGCGGCTGTACGGATGCGCCACGGGCTTTTTCCGCAATCATCATTTCTTGCGACTTGGTTGGCCCCTCGGCCTGCTGCTCTTTGGATATTTTGAACTGATCCAAGTCTGAGACACCCATAGAGCGGATGGCCTCCTCGACGATCTTGCCTGAGTTGTACTCCATCGCGAGACCCGTCTCGTTGAGGGTCTTGAGCATGGTGATCCAAGTCTCAGCATTGCGGGTTGGCTCAAGTGGTAAGGTGCCGTCTACGACGAGGTAGTCGATTTCGCCTTGGATGTCTGACAGCTTGAAGTCGAGGTATCCGTCGCTGACCATGCCACGCAGTGATGGGGCATTGTCTTGCTCGCCAATGCGGATAGAGCTTTCAGCAGCAAAGAAATCCTGCACGTTGGCTACCATCATGCGGGCCATTGGCCGTACGGAAGTGGCACTGATAGTACGCGCGAGTACGCCAAGGCGCTGAGAGCCCAGTTGGGTAAGGCGCTGTATCTCTGTTGCTGTGCGTACGCCGCCTTCTGCGGTTGGCATACCCTGTTGAGCGTCGGAAGCGGCGGATAAACGCTGCTTTAGGCCCGACATTGCCTCGATATCGTTCCAATGACCTCGCGTAACGTCGGGGACGTTGGCGATAAACACGCCATCACCAGGCTTAACACCAGGCATAGTGCGTACAATGCCGTGCGCATTGCGGTCTATGAGGTCTCCGATAGCGACTTGAGTGGGGTCAACGAACATAAGATTGGTCAAAGCGGCCTGTACGTTGTCGATGCGGCTGCGCAACAGCCATGTCGCGACATCATGTAGTGGGAGGAGGATGTCATAAAGCGACTGGGAGTAGGTCTTATGCGCGTCGTGGTACAGGCCGCCGATTACAACAGGAAACTGCCTGCCGTAAGGGTTTAGTTGGCAACGGATGATGACGTTCTCGTCGAGAACGGTGATGCACATCCACAACTGTTCTATTTGCGGGACACCAATCTCGTACCCAGCTAGACGTATCCAGCTCTCGTCGATGATACGGCTGTCACCCAATGCAAAGAAGGTGCCGCCACCGCGAGCGTTGCGCTCTGCGGGGTCAATACTTAGTCCTCGTCCGGCTTCTTTATGCCACTTATGTCCGTCCCACCCACCAGTCGGAGCGGCGAACTTGTTTCGGAGGGCGGGGTACTCTTTGAGTTTAGGGTACATGCCCGTCTGGAGGAGAGCGTCATAAGATGAGAAATCAGAAAAGATGATGTACTGCATCCTCTCCCAATCTCCCCACTGGACGCGGGGGTCGTGGAATACGCGGCGCGGGTCGAAGTTGGTGATCTTGTTCGTCTTGCTTGAAGCATCCCACGTAACTTTTGTGGGGGCGTATCCGTACCGAATACTGTCCAGAAGGTGTTGGGCAATTCGAGCCTCCCCTGCTGTGCGGCGCATCTGTTGGTGTAGTAGGCGTTCAATGATCTGTGATGACTTGCGCGATTTCCTGTTGAGACCCTCCAACTGGAACATTGGATTGCGGCCCGTAAGGGCAGCCATCAGGTAGGTGTGAACCGTGTCGGAGATCGCACGAGTATCTGCAATGACCGCCTTCTCGCGGAACTGCGTGGCGTCGGGACGTACGTAAACGTCATGCGCTCGGTCAGCTTGCTTCCAATGCTCGTAGCGTTTGGAGATGCGGTCGTATGACATCTGCATCGCAGAGCGCACGTAGTCTACGAGCTTCTGTTCTTGCTCGACGCTGAGACGTGAGGATATGTCCTCATAGTTCATGAGGGCGTCAGCGTGATCGGAAAGATCAACAACGATACCATCGTTGTCAGGAACGTAATCCGCACGGTAATTTGTCGTTGTTAATGTCATGAGACGAGTTTTACCTCCTCGTGATTGGGTTGGTCGTCCTTATTCACCCCAGCCGCGCCATGAGCCGCTCATTTTATTGAGATCAGACTTCATGTCCCACAAGCTATCGCCTGAGTTTGGCAGGGAAAACGCAGACGGAGTGTAATATTCACCCGTTGTGGGGGTGCGCGCTAAGACATCGAGGCCGATTGATAGGGCGTCAATCATGTCGTCGTGCTTTCCCGAAGGGAAAGACTGACATTCCTCGTGGAAGGCGTCCATCCAGGGGGCGTTGTCAGGTAAAAACACGCGCCCGCCCTCTATGAGTGGGAGTATCGAGGTCACGCGGGAGACTTTATCCGACGAAACCTTGTACGGAACTACGGATACGCCGCTCTCTCGCTGTAATTCTTGGATGAGAGACTGACCAGATGCCTTATCCTCGATGTAAATGCCCCGTAGGCCGCGTCCACGCCACTGGTTATTGGCTTGGATCATGCGTCTCTTTAGTTCGGGGAACTCAAAACGGTCGCGGATCACGTCCACAATGTAGATGTCACCCGTGGTGTCGAGGCCCATCGTCATCATGACGGAGTAATCGTTGTCTTGTCTGGCCTTGAAGGCCGTGTCGGCTGCGATGATGAGAGTGGAAAAGCGCTCGGGCTTCATATCGGCAGGGTATGTACGCCACCAGTGGGAGCGGATCATGTTGCCGCCCTGTATGTAGGGTGACTGCTGGTAGAGGCTGGCGAACTCGCGCGGGTTTAAGCGGCGACGGCGCTCCAGGTCTTCTATGGAGAAGCGTTCGGGCCAGAGAGCGGTGGCTTCTGTCTTGCGAATGTAGCGCTTGGCCTTGGAGAGCTTGGAAGCCTCGTTAGGTGCGAGGTGTTGAGGGTGGTCAGACGGAAGCTCACTGCGGCTAATCTTGCCTGTATCGCCCTGTATGGCGCGCTCGTCGATTGCAGGGAAGTTGATGTGGTTCCAACGCCCCTCCTTCCAATCGTCAGTCTGCATGAGGCGACCAGCCAAGTCGTCAGGATGCCAGCGGGTCAGGATGATGATCTGCGCCGGAGGCACATTGTCTACGTCAGGCTGTAGGCGAGTTGATAGGGCCGAGACGTAGTAGTTCCAAACCTTGTTGCGCTGCGTCGCGCTCTCAGCTTCCTCGCGGGACTTGAGCGGGTCATCGAATAGCAGGAGGTTGGCAGCGCGACCGGAGGTCGTGCCCCCTACCCCGATGAAGTAAGCGGCCCCGCCTTGGGTTGTGCGCCACTGGTCTACTGCACGGCTGTCGGCAGACATCTCGAAGTCAGGAAATATCTGTGCGGTGGTGGGTTCGTTGGATAAGTCTCGAACTTGGCGTCCGAAGTCGGTCGCGAGTTGAGAATTGTAGGATGTGGACATCATAAAGCGCGTTGGTTTTTTTGACATGAAGTAAGACGGGAAAATTACGCTGCCGTACGTAGACTTTCCGTGCCGTGGGGGCATGGTTATGAGCAAATTTCGCACAGGAACGAGCTCTGTGGTGGCTTTTTCTGCGGCTGATAGGCCGTGATGACTGTCGAGAGTGTTCTTTTCTAGGTGATCTAGGGCGTCAATCATCTTGAGATGGAAGTCAGGTAGCTTCCACTGGGGGTAATGGAGGCGAACGAAGCCCAGAAAGCCATCTTCTGCGGCCTTCAGCTTTAGGAGATGGCGGGCTGCGTCCTGTGGGGTGAGGCTCATTCGGCGACCTCGGCGTCTATTATCGTGCTGACGCCTGCGGCGATGGTCTCAAGCTGCTCGCGTGTCATCTTCTCTGGGGCGTCTTGGATGTTGTGCTCATGCTGTACGAAAGCGGCGGTCAGATCAGGGACTACCTTGTTGAGCATGGTGGCGAACACCCGTGCTTGGGTGGGAGACCACTCCTGCTTGCCCATTACTACGGCGTGGGCCTCGCCTATCTGGCGCTCTACGCGGCGGAACAGGCCGGAGCGCATGTTGGCTACTTGTAAGGGCGTTAAACGATCAGGTGTTTGTGGTGTTAGCTTGTTTGACATTGAATTTTCCAGACGTTTTGATTTTTGCTCAGATTTGTCGTGGGGTCCGAGATGGTAATTACCGAAATTTCACTTCGCGGGGTGGGGTGGACCCCCCCTGTCGGCCAGAATTGGCGCATGAATGGCACACGGTAGATGGAAAGTGTTGGTTTTTCAGTGTTTTTTCTCCCCTATGAAGGGAGGCTGGCGGGTAACGCGCGCGTAAAAAGTTTCCAGTTTAGCTCCCCTCGCGTATGAAAATTAACCATACGGGCACGTTACGCAAATGCGTTACGCCTGTCGTCCTGCGTGAGCGCGACCAAGGAATACTTCCTTGAGGAACTGAAGGGGGTGCCAGCTCTGATTGGAGACTGGCCCACGTCCTGCGTTCTGCGGGGCGCGGTTATGCGTAACACATAAGGAACTTCACCATGACAAAAACAAACACAGCCGTCGCACCCGTAGTAGCTTGCTTCACACGCAAGGCAGCAGCCGAAATGTACCTCGCAGCACCCGTCAAGGGTCGCGCCGAGGTAGCCGCTCGCATCAAGGCGCAAGCCGCGAAGAACGCCAAACGCGCTTGGAAGACGCTCGTGCGTTACATCGAGACAGGCGACCTCGTTCGCATCAAGCTGGTCGTCTCGGGCACACGCGAAGACTGGGCCGCGATCAACGCAGACGCCAAGGCGAAGAAAGACGCAGGCGCAGCCGTGAAGGCCGTCAAAGCTGTCGCGAAGACCCGCGCGAAGAAAGCCGCGCCCAAGGCCAAAGCACCCGAGATCGCCGATGGCGTTGACGCGGTTGCAGCCGCCAAGGCGTACGCAGTGTTGATCTCCTCTGGCTTGGGCAACTCACCCGAAGCAGGCCTGATCGCTTCCTTCCTGCGCGGTTAATCACACCCACAAACGGACAACAGCAATTAGCCCCTTCGCGCAAGCGTTGGGGTTTTTTCGTGCTGTCCGGCACGGTTCACCCGCATGAAAAGGAGACCCCCATGCACACACGTCAATCACACCCGACACTCACCCCAGCGCACACCAACGACGACCCGTGCGACAACTGGCAGGCCGTCGGTTCGTTCATCCGGCTCGATGCCGAGCGTGTACGCAAGGCCGTCGAGTACGACGCGATGTGCGAAGAGATCGCAGCCGACGACAACTTCGTATTCCTGTCCACTTTCACCCGCTTTGGAGGTTGATCGCATGAACTCGTACCAATCCCGTACCGCATACGAAGAGAACTTAGCCCCCAGCGTGAGGGGCTTCGTACTCAGCATTTTCGCTGGCCTTCTGTTCGCATGGCTTGGCATCAACGCCATCACAGGCTGCGGCCAAGTCACACGCACAGTGGACGGTACGTACATCAAGGGCGAGTGCGTTCTCGTGCCTTGGATCAACCCAAACATCTACGATCACCACGTCGAATAACCCACACATGAAGGAGAACTACACATGAAAACCTCAATCGACGCCTACATTCGCGTACTCGAAAGCCGTGCTCGCTTTTACATTGACCGCGCGAAGGATGACCACGACCGCAACTACCCAGCGGCATTGGCAAACTGCCGCGTGGTTGGAGACTTCACAGGCGAAGACCGCTGGGACGTTTACGACCGCATCCAGCACGCCATGTACGAGGCTGAAGCCGCAGCATGACGCATCGGTGAGGGCGAGTAGCGTCGCCCGATCCCATGCACCATCGCATGACAACCCAGACATTAAGGAGACACATATGTCTACGAACGCATTAATCTACATTACGGAGGCGAACGAAAGCATTGGCGAAACCGATACTGTTTACGCCATCTACAAGCATTGGGACGGGCACCCGTCAGGTGTGCAGTCCATGATCGAGGACGCCTTGAAGATTGCTTGGACACTGCCACGCTTCGAGGCAGACGAGTTTGCCGCGTCGTTCGTGGCAGCCAACAAGACAGGCAGCGGTGACGTTCGCTTGGTCAACCCCGATGCCGCGAGCAACACATGGTTCGATTTTGTCTACGTCATTCGACACATGGAGGGCAGCGACAAGCTGATCGTGACAGTCGGCCACTCCACAGGACAGGACGAGCTGGATCGCATCAAGTTCGAGATGCGCTGGACGGGCTATCACACCCGCGTGGCAGAGGCGTACGCAGACAAGGTGGACGCAGCATGAGGAACCTAATTTACAAATTGATGTACGCGATCAGCCATTGGCTAATCGAATGTACGACAAACCTCACCGCCGTGTGCGAGGTATGCGGCGGTGAGGCTAAAGGCAATGAGTTGCCCACACCCGAATGGGATGAAGAGGATGTTTGGCTAACCCAGATATGGTGCGACCGTTGCATAATGAACCACGAGGAGAACGCGGCATGAAGACTTACATCGTAGGCATGACAATCCACGACGCCTTTCACTTTCGAGCGGATACGCCCGATGATG